CTAATGGCAATAGATGAAGATGATCAATTATCAAAAGACTATTTTGCAAAAACCATTATTCCTTATATGGATAAGAAAAATATTGATTATGAAGTCCATGTATTACCTAAATGGGGATATACTAGATTAAATGAATATTTAAATTATCTAGCAAAAAGAGCTAGTGGTGACTGGTTCTTATTCTTCAATGATGATGCTCGGATGAAAACTAAAAATTGGGACGAAGTGATTCATAGACACACAGGTGAATTTAAAATATTTAGATGTAAAGATAATCACGAGCACCCTTATGCAATATTTCCTATTATACCGCACGCTTATTTTGTATTAACTGGAACAATTAGCCCTCAACAAATGACTGATGCGTGGGTAAGTCAAATTGCTTATCTTTGTGACATTATGGAAAATGAATATGATATTGAAATATTCCACGATAGGCATGATATTACTGGTAATGAAGCTACTAACGATGAAGTTTACAACGCTCGGATTCAACTAGAAGGTGATCCTACAAACCCAATGGATCTTAATAGTCCAGAGATGAACGCTACAAGATTTCTAACATGTGCTAAGATTATGTGGTATCTAAAACAAAAAGGCGAGTACAATGATCACTTTGAAAAGACAATTACAGGCAAAGGAAAAGCCTGGGACAACCTAGAAGCAAATGATCCTCATGGGTTAACTATGAGAGTAGACCCTAAGAAAAAATATAAACCTGGAATATCTACATCAAAAGAAGAAAAGGCAAGATATGAAAAAAATAAAACTAATAAGTGAAATTAAGTCTTATTGGGACAAACAACCTTGCGGTGTTAAAAAAGGGAAAGGTGATGTTGGTACTTTAGAATATTTCAAAACTGGTAGCGAAAGACGATATAAAGTAGAACCTCATATTAGAGACTTTGCAAGTTTCCATCAATGGCGAGGTAAGCGTGTATTAGAAATTGGATGTGGTATGGGCTGGGACGCTGTTGAATTTGCTAAACACGGAGCTCACTATGTTGGAGTAGATATCAGTGAAGAATCAGTTAAACTAGCAAAACAACAGTTTGAAGCATACGGACTTGAAGGAGAGTTTCATGTGTTAGATGCTGGAGATAGTGATGCACTTAAACAGCTAGGTGAATTTGATTTAGTGTATTCAATGGGTGTAATACATCATTATCCAGATATTAGAGCTACAATCAAAAACATACATCAATGCGTAAACAATGAGGGTGAATTCCGTTTTATGGTGTATGCTAAAGACTCGTGGAAGTATGCTATGATACAAAAAGGCTTAGATCAATTTGAAGCACAAAGTGATTGTCCGTACGCAGAAGCATTTACTAGAGACGACATGTACAAACTATTAGATGGATATTTTGATATATTAAGGTTGCGGCAGGCACACTGTTTCATGTATAATATAGATATGTACAAACAAGGTAAACATGATTTAGAACCCTGGTTTGAAGCAATGCCAGAGGAAATGCGTGAAGCAGTTAGTGAATATCTAGGTTGGCATTTACTAGTTAAAGCAAAAAAAACACAATTACAATCACATGATGATTCATATTATAAAACAGATAGGAATAGATAGTGCAAAAACTTAAAGTAGCAGAAATATTTTATAGTTTGCAAGGCGAAGGCAAATGGGCAGGTGTCCCGAGTGTATTCTTAAGAACATTTGGGTGCAACTTCCAATGTAGGGGCTTTGGGTTATCTAGAGGCGAAAAAACTACAGTACCTGAGGAAATTGCAGAACGTGTTGCAGAGTTTAAAGTATATGATGAACTTCCGTTAGCTAAAACAGGCTGTGACAGTTATGCGTCATGGCATCCTAGCTTTAAACACTTATCACCTATGTTAAAATAGTGCTGTCCAAAAAGGTATGGAAGATTTAATACCTAACAACACATGGACACAAGATAATCAATCAGATGTACACTTAGTCATAACAGGTGGTGAACCGTTACTAGGTTGGCAACGTGCATACCCAGAACTGTTAGACAGTTGTATGGAAAATGGACTACAAAATATTACATTTGAAACAAACGGCACACAAGCATTAACTGAAGACTTTAAAACTTGGTTAAAAAATACGTGGTATGAGCAAAGAGGATATCAATCAATGACATTCAGTATTAGTGCTAAACTTCCTGTGTCGGGCGAAAAGTGGGATGAAGCTATACTGCCAGAAGTAGTAGTAGAATATGAAAAGTATGGATACTCTTACTTAAAGTTTGTAGTAGCAACTGAAGAAGATGTTGAAGATGTTGAGCGTGCAGTAGAAGTATATAGAGAAGCTGGGTTCCGAGGACCTGTGTACTTGATGCCAGTAGGCGGCTTACCAGAAGACTATCATCTTAATACAGCACAAATAGCAGAACTAGCAATGAAAAAAGGGTATAGGTATAGTCCTAGACTACAAGTAGACATTTGGCGTAACGCCTGGGGAACATAATTGGACAAGTATATATTTACAAGCGAATCAGTTAGTGACGGACATCCGGACAAGGTATCAGATCAAATATCAGATGCCCTAGTAGATGCTGGACTAGCAAACGGTGATCGCACAACAAGAGTAGCTATTGAAACGCTAGTAACAACTAATCACGTTACACTAGCTGGTGAAGTCAACAACTTTAATGTAGTAGATGTTAATCAAATAGTTAGAGACACTGTTAAAAAAATTGGCTACGAACAAGAAGGATTTCATTGGAATAACTTGACCATTGACAATCATATACATCATCAGTCACACGACATTGCATTAGGTACAGATGATTTCGGAGCAGGTGATCAAGGCATTATGTTTGGCTACGCATGTAATCACAATGACGCATACTTACCAGCACCAATCTATTACAGTCACAGGATACTTGAAGAATTAAAAGAGGCTAGAAAAGAATCTGTGGTATTGTTACCAGATGCCAAAAGTCAAGTATCAGTTGAATACTTAGGTGACCAAGTACAACGTATTGACCAGATTGTTGTAAGTACACAACACACTGAAGGTAAATGTGATATGGCTAGAGAACTTAGTAGAGAGTCCGCAAAGATTGTACTTGGTGATCTAATAGATGATAACACTATATGGCATCTTAATCCTACAGGCAATTTTGAAGTAGGTGGACCAGATGGCGACACTGGATTAACAGGGCGTAAGATTATAGTAGATACCTACGGTGGATGGGCTCCACATGGTGGTGGTGCGTTTAGTGGTAAGGATCCAACTAAAGTAGATCGCTCAGCGGCATACATGGCTCGTTGGTTGGCAAAGAATGTAGTAGCTGATGAAATGGCTGACTGGTGTCAGATACAGTTGAGCTATGCTATTGGAGTTAAAGAGCCTACATCAATATACGTAGAGTCAAACGGACACAATCGGACAATTGAAAAGTTTATTAGAAATAATATTGACCTAACACCACTAGGCATCATTGACAGATTTGATTTATTCAAGTATACTAACTATAGTGAAAATTGTGTTTACGGACACTTTGGTGATAAAAACGTTCCTTGGGAGAAAATTGGATGGGATTACTAGACAACATTAAGAAGGCAGTGGGTGTAACACCTACGGCTAAAAAAACAACAACTAAAAAACTATCAGCAAAAGAACTAGCAGATAAGAATAAAGAACCATATGTTAATATTTTAAGTATGGACGTTAATCCAGAAAGCCTCAATGAGGGAAGTTTTGAATTGGATTGGAACGACTTGTTTATTGCTAGACTAATGAAAGCAGGATATCAAGGAAAAACAGATCAAGATTTAGTAGATCAATGGTTTCAGAATATCTGCAGAAACGTAGTAATGGAAACATATCAACAAGAACAAGCTATGAATCCTGGTATGAAAACTAGTAAGAAAGATATTGGCGGCGGCAAGACAGAAGTATCATAAATTAAAGGAGAACTACATCATGTTTAATTGGATAGCAAGTATATTTGATGCACCATCATACACGCAGGAAGAACTTAATTCATTTGATAAACTAAAGTTAGAAGAAATTGTTAGAGAGTGGGGGATCGAACTAGATCGCAGGAAGACCAAAGCAAAACTGATCAATGAACTTCTAAAAATAGAAGAATTTAGAGACCTCGACAAACTAGAGTTGGAAAAGATTGGTAGGAAATCAGGCATCGAACTAGATCGCAGGACTACCAAAACAAAAATGATTAAAGAACTTTTAAAAGTAATAAAACTTTAGAAATGAACATTAAAGACACTCCGTGGTTTAACGGCAAACCGTTAGTAGAGCACCCTATGTATTATGTGTTTGAAGACAAGTATCCAGTAACTAAAGGGCACTTGTTATTTGTACCAAAAGAAGACAAAGACTCGCACATCCGTGAATGTTACATAGCCGCATATGAATGGGGGTTAAATCTATTTCAAAAATCAGTATGTGATGGTTATAACATAGGGCAAAACGTAGGCATAGTAGCTGGACAAACAGTAATGTGGCCGCATATACATATGATTCCTCGCACAGACGGCGATTGTGCAGACCCTAGAGGCGGTGTACGTGGTGTTATTCCAGAGAAACAGAAGTACTAAATGATACTATTAGTTAATGGTGATAGCCACACTGCTGGTGCCGAAGCAGTAAATTCTCACGCATTTGCAGAAGATGATCCCAAGTATGTAAACATGCAACGTAGCCCTCACCCAGATAATTTAAAAGCAAGTTGGGGATTAAAATTAAGCAAGATGTTAAATGCTAGCCCTCTTGTGCTGGCAGAGTCAGCAAGCTCAAATGATCGTATTATACGAACAACTAATCAATGGTTAGTAGAACACCCTGATCCAGATGTTTTTATAATTATCCAATGGTCAACTTGGGAACGTGAAGAATGGCTAATAGATGACAAGTGGTTCCAGGTCAATGCTAGTGGCATAGATAATGTTCCTGTCAGCCATAAACAAAAATATAAAGAATTTGTTGCTAACGTAGACTGGACAAAATGCACCAATAATTGGTTTAAAAGAATAAAAGCATATCATAAATATTTAGACTCGCAAGGTATCAAGCATCTCTTCTTCAATGGCAATACTGATTTTGGTAAGGTAAAAGAGAGATATGATTTTGGTAAAAGTTATATAGATCCGTACTCGCCCGAGGGAACATATCACGGATGGTTACAAACCAAAGGACACAAAACAGTAAGCAAAAACAGCTATCATTATGATTCACAAGCACACAGTGACTGGAGTAAATTTATGGTACGTTATCTAGTTGACAATAAACTTGTTTGATCGTATAATACTAGTATGAGATACTTATTAGTGGACACAGCAAACACATTCTTTCGTGCTAGACATTCAGCATTTAGAGCAAGTGATACTGAAGAAAAGGTAGCATTTGCCCTCCATGTAACAATGGCAAGTATAAACAAAGCACACAGAGACCAAAAAGCAGATCATGTTATATTCTGTTTAGAAGGTCGTAGTTGGCGTAAAGACTTCTATGAGCCTTACAAAAAGAATAGAGCAGTAGCTAGACAAGCCTTAACAGAAAAAGAAGCCGAAGAGGATAAAGCATTTTGGGAGTCGTTTGACGAAATGAATAAGTTTGTTAAAGAAGGCACAAATTGTACTACTCTACAACACAAAGAACTAGAAGCAGATGATTTAATTGCTGGGTGGATACAAAGTCATCCCAATGATGAACACGTTATTGTATCTAGCGACTCTGACTTTTATCAGCTGTTGGCTAACAATGTTAAACAGTATAATGGTATCTCCGATGAGTTGCATACACTAGAAGGCATCTTTGACAAAAAAGGTAATCGTGTATTAGATAAGAAAACAAAAGAACCTAAAGTAGTACCGGACCCTAAATGGATCTTATTTGAAAAATGTATGCGTGGTGATGCTACTGATAATGTGTTTAGTGCTTATCCAGGTGTGCGTAAGAAAGGTACCAGGAACAAAGTTGGATTGGTAGAAGCTTTTGAAGACAAGAAGAAAAAAGGTTACAGTTGGAATAACATGATGCTACAACGCTGGATTGATCATAACGAAGTAGAACACAGAGTGCTTGACGATTATGAACGAAATTGTATTTTAGTAGACTTGACAATGCAACCAGATGATATTAAAATTAAGATAGCTGAAACTATTGCAGAAGGGTCTAAAGCAAAACAAGTACCAATGGTAGGTGCTAAGTTTTTAAAGTTCTGCGGCAAATATGATTTAGTTAAGTTAAGCGATAATGCATCAACAATGGCTGAGTGGATGAGTGCTAGCTACCCAGTAAAAGGAGTGTAAGATGGCAGTAACAGCAAAAGGAATTGTTAAGAACAAGTTTTGGGTATTAATTGAAAACAAACGACGCATAGGTGAGATATCAGCCAATGGTGTTGGAAGAGGTTATTCAATTACATTTCACGGTTCAAAAGCAACTGTTGATAATGTAGACGAACTAAAAATTGGTCGTAAGAAAATTACATTTGTAGATCCACCAAAACCAGCTCAAATTGAAAGAGATCAAGTGCATGGTTATCCTACAGATGCAGAACCATTTAATGGAGTATGGGATTTAAAACACAAGGCCCCTATATATACTAAAGAAGATAACAGCAAGAGTTGGGTTTGTGCAGGTTGGTTCCTAATTAAAAAAGGACGTAATTGGAAACAAGAGTTTTGTCCAAAACTAATTACTATTGAACGATATGATCATCGTGGTCCATATCACACACAAGAAGACTTGCTTAAGGTTAAAGCATAGTGCAACACATCAAACGCTTTATAGATAGATTAAACGATCTACAATCAACAAACGCAAAAGACTTTACTATGAGCATGCACGAAGCTAGAATGTTGCACACAGACATTACAAAATTGCTTATAGATACCAAGCAAACAAGTCAATCACCTACAGACGAAGTAATCAATGTTGAAGTAAAAGGTGCAGACTTCTAATAAGTACGCACTTATCTAGACTAAATAATAGTACTATATTATACAGTATTATTAATCATGAGCAGACCAAAGCCAGAAGTACTTGTTGAAATTACCAACAAGGAAACATATAAAACAGAACAGGTGTTAGCCAGTGACGGTATATGGGCAGTATATTTTGAAAAGCGTCCTATTAACCTAAAAACCTCAAATCATCTAGTCGAATATCCAGGACCTAAATATAAGAAAGTATCATTTAGTAATCCAGGACATGCTATTAATCTAGCAAAGAAACTTAACGAACAATTCCAAACTGATCAGTTCTCTGTTGTATTACTAGACAAAGGCAAGGTTGTCTACCCAGAAAATGGAAAGAAAACTAAGTCTAACTAAGCAAATTCTTGCTACCCTTGAAAAGCCACTCTCATTGGAAATTGCATTAGCAACCTGGTGGACTAACATACAAGAAACAGGTGGTATGGGATTAACCCAACATGGATTTGCACTATTCACACAACAGTTAGATATCAAATCATATGAGTGGGACATAGAACAAAATTCAGCTTTGGGCAATCGTATAGTTCTAGCACTTGACAGAAAGATGGAATACCCTTATTATATTAAAAGAGCACGAGGTAAAAACTCCAAAGGAAAGTTATATTTGTTTGGAGAACGAGATGCTGTTATGATTAACCTTTGTGGCGACCTTATTAGATTTGTTGAGAATACCCTAAGATGAAAGAACAACTTATTAAACTATATAACCAACGATCTCAATACAAAATTGATGATTTTATACAACAAGTACCTATAGAAATTGACATTGATAGGTTAAGAAAAGAAGTTTTTAGTATTATTGTTAACAATAACTACGGTACCAATGTTGTAAGTTTAAAATTACCCAATGGCGAAAGCAACTGGGTTGATCAAAAAGAGGAACTAGAAACTGGTAGTACTTTTCCTTTTTCTCTAAACGGAGAAGGGATAACTCCTGAAAATACAATACCAAACTCACACTACGTTAATTGGCATCCAAATTCTGGACCTTACTTAAAATTAATTACTAGTTTATTAGAAGAACTCACAGGGTTATCTATTGGCCGTGTGAGGTTAGCTTGGTTAGAAGCGGATAAAGGATATCCAATACATACCGACAGTGATCCTATGAGAATACATATACCGTTATTTACAAATAATCTTTCTTACATTTTACATGACGGTCAACTATTTAATTTTAAATATGGAAATGTATATCATTTAATTACACCGAGCATGCACACTGCTTGGAATTTTGGAGAACTTCCCCGATTGCATTTAATATTATCAACAAAAGGTGATCAAGAGATAACTAATACAATAAACGAAGTAACGAATCTAACCCAAACGAACAACAATGTTAAAAGTCATTTTAAAGATAGTGGCATCGACAGTTATAGCATAAGAGAATTTATTAAAATTACAAAAGCTAATGTTAAGTCAAAAGAATTTGGGTTTATTAAGAAAATATACGATATAGTTAAAGGAGAATAGTATGGCACAGATACACCCAGGTCAACGTAAAGCAAACCCAGAAGCAACATGCAATGGCAAGCCAAGAATTAAAGGTTGGTCAAAAGCAAGACTAGAAGAAGCAATCGAAAAAGCGTCAAAGAATAAAGAGAAAGCAAGATATCGTACAGAAATTCAAAGACGATTTTCAATGGCGTAAAATAATCAAAATTTAGGTTGACATTTATTGCTATCGGCTATATAATTACTCCATGCTTAGATATATTAAGTATACGATTACATTTATGCACCCTTCGTCTATCGGTTAGGACACCGGGTTTTCATCCCGGCAAGAGGAGTTCGATTCTCCTAGGGTGTACCAATTTTGAGGAGATGTTATGGTTTGGAATGCAAAAGAAAGTTTCATAGTATCAAACGACACCGCAGTAGCCTTCCCCGGGGGTAAATATGCAATGGTGATAACCGCGGGTATTCGAGCACATGATCTACAAAGAGGTGCTAAGCCATTAATCCCAGATTTAGAAACTCATAAACCTACAGTAGTAGCATTAATGGAAATTGAAAAAGGACTAATTACTGCCAGCTACCCTCATGATCATGTTGAGCCTTCAACTGACGAGAAAAAAGAAGAAGAAACATATGAATAACGACAAAGACGATTTTAGCTACAGTAACGAAGCTGAAGAAGAAATGGGGCAACTGCAGGCTATTCATAACAATATGAATCACATTGCTGAAGTTCAACGTAAAATAGCAAAGCAAGCAGAACAACCTAGCCAGACAGAATGTCAAGAGTGCGGTGAAGAGATTCCTGAAGCTCGACGTAAGTTTGTATTAGGTGTACAGTACTGCACCGGCTGTCAGGAATATTTTGAGAAAAAAGGTGTTGCATGATTGGTAAAAGTTATTCCATAACTGATCCAGATGAACTTATTAATCGAGGACTATTTGATCAGGGAGTTAACTTCTTATACGGTGAGATTGCTGAAAAAAATGTTGCAGAAATTTTAAAATGGATCACGTATGAAAATATTGATTCATCTAAAAAGAATCTCACCTTATATATTAATTCAACCGGTGGAAGTTTGTATGACACGTTTGCATTGATTGATGCTATGAACGCCAGTCATATTCCTATCCATACAGTAGGATTAGGTTCTGCTATGAGTGCGGCCTTTTTAATACTTGTAAGCGGACACAAAACCCATAGATTTGTAGCACCTAACACAGGGCTAATGTGTCATCAATTCAGTGACGAAGTGTTAGGAAAACATCACGATATCAAAGCAGGTGTAGTTGAAGTAGATCATTGTTATCAACGTATGTTAGATATTTTAGTTACTGCTAGTGACCAAGATGAAAAATGGGTTAAGAAACATTTATTAGCATCAAGTGACCAATTTTTCACAGCTCAGCAATTAATAGACCTAAACCTAGCAGATAAACTGTTTCAAAAAATATAATACCCTAACTAAATTCCACTATATGTAGTATTTCACTTGACTTTTAATACTAGATGTGCTATAATTACGCTGTAATTAACAATAACTGACGGAGATTTATATGGCTAGAATTAAAGTAGACAATTTTGGAACAGCAGAACGCACACAACAAGCATACGAAAAAGTTATTCAAAAACTAAATCGTCTTGATTATATGTTAACAGTTATATCATTAACTATGGCATTCTTTGTTGGTATTGCAGTAATGGATATGATACTAACAGTAGTAAAATAATTGGTTGTTTTGGTTGACCAATAAATCCAGAACTGCTATAATGTATTTAGAAGTTAGGAAATTAAATTATTTTTTAGGGGTAGAAAATTATGGATAACATTCAAATAGCAACAGACGCAATACGTAACATTGAAACTAACGAAGAGTTAGATCAATTAGTTGAAGTGTTTAAATTACAACGTAATCATTTAAGTTATCAAACTGCTCGTACACTAATGATAGGCGACACTGTTAGTTTTGATGCTAACACACGTGGTGTTATTAAAGGTACAGTAACTAAAGTTAATCAAAAAACTGTAAAAGTTCGTTGTGATCGTACACAGACTACGTGGAAAGTTACAGCTGGTTGTTTAACAAAGGAGACAATATAATGGGATTAGATATGATGGCGTATGCAGTAGATCCAACAGTTACTACTAAAGACAAAATAAGCAATAATATTGCTGAGTGGAGAAAGCATCCTAACTTGCATGGCTGGATGGAAAGGTTGTGGCGTGAACGTACAGGTAACAAAGATGCTGACTTTAATTGCCAGGAGCTAGAGTTAACTATTGAGGACTTGTCAACACTTGAGCTAGATGTTAGAATGAGTATACTACCTGACACTACTGGTTTCTTTTACGGTGGCGACTCAGATGAGTATTACAAAGGGACAGATCTAGCGTTTGTTGAGGATGCTAAAGCTCAGATTAAAGAAGGTAAGAAAGTTTTTTATAATTCATGGTGGTAAGGAGAATAGTATGAGTGATTTTTGGTTAGGTATTTTAATTGGTGCTGTTGTTATGGACGTACTTTGGGCATGGCATGTGGGCATCATAGAAACAGTAATACAAAAAATAACTATGAAGTGGAAACTGTACAAAGCTAAGTTTTTATAAACAGGAGAAATACATGAAAAATGCAATATTTGGATTGGCACTAGTGTTATTACTATCAGTATTATTTACTGGTTGTGGCACAATAGATGGAATTGGTAAAGATATCCAATCAGCATCTAAGGTAGTTCAAGATAAAATGAAAGAGTCAGGAGATTAATTACAATGCCTGATCAGCCTGAATTTAATTTTAAGTTTGCCGAGCCAAACAGTGAGTTTAGGCAATGGATTACTGAGAAGTGGTTTGAATACAAAGATGAAGTAGAACAGTGGGAGAAACGAGAAGTAGTCGGGACTCCACAAGAATACTTTAACAAATGGAAATGGTTTTTAAAAGCAAAGTATAAACAGGAGACACAATTATGAATGATGCACTTATCGCATTAATGATAGTAACAGCAACTGGCATCCAGACTGGTCCAACATTTCAATCGTATGAGGAATGTGAAAGTGTGAGCCAACAGATAACATTACACGAATCATTCTGTTACTATCAAACGCCTGTCGACATAAATGCGGCTATTAATCAACTAGGCAACATAATGAAACAAATGAAAGATCAGTTTAATGAAATTGAAAACGAAGATTCCTAAAAAGCAGTACTACAAATATAAAGCATACTTCTATACATACGTTGTTTTTATGATATGTATATCAATATATGTTGACTATCAACGTTGGGTAAATCCTTTAGGTATGAAACCTGAAGCTGATCCAAAGCAACACAATGGGGCACAAGAGTTTAATACACCAAGTCAATTTGAGTCTTCTATCACACACTCTGACGGTAGACCAATAACACCTTACTCAGTGATAAAAGACTTCGACTATGGCATAGATCTAAGTGATGAAGATAAAGCAGTGTTTGACGAGTTAAATAATATGGTTCCGTTAACAGATGAAGAGTTTCAGGAGAAATCATAATGAGAATTGCAATAATAATGTTATTGTTATACTTTGGTCTAATAGGATATCTAATTAGTTTACAAATAGGTTGACCTGTAATTCAACTTGTCATATAATGTAGTTAAGTTAAACAACACGGGGGTGTATAAGATGTCAGAAACAAGAACAATTAATTCACAAGATGCAAGAGCAGGACTTAAAAAATGCTTTGATAATAAGCGTCCTGTATTCCTTTGGGGTCCTCCAGGGATTGGTAAATCCGAACTAGTCGCAGACATTGCACAAGAAATGGAAGGTCATATGATTGATCTACGTTTAGGGCAAATGGATCCAACAGACATTCGTGGTATTCCTTACTATAATAAAGAAATGAACTTAATGGATTGGGCTCCTCCAATTGATTTACCGAGCGAAGAGCTAGCTAAACAGTATCCAATAGTAGTTCTATTCTTAGATGAAATGAACTCTGCGGCTCCAGCAGTACAGGCCGCGGCATATCAGTTAATCCTTAACAGACGTGTTGGTAAGTATGTACTTCCAGACAATGTTGTTATGGTAGCGGCTGGTAACAGAGAGTCAGACAAAGGTGTTACGTATAGAATGCCTACACCATTAGCAAACAGATTCATTCACTTGGAAATGAAGGTGGACTTTGAATCATGGGAGCAATGGGCAGTAAAAAATAAAATCCACAAGGACGTAATCGGATATCTTGCATATAGCAAACAAGATTTATACGATTTCGATCCCAAGAGTTCGAGTAGGGCGTTCGCTACCCCCCGTTCTTGGACCTTCGTTTCCGAATTACTGTCAGACGAAGATTCAGACAAGAACGTTCTACTCAACCTAATCGCAGGAAGTGTTGGAGAAGGACTTGCAGTTAAGTTTATGGCCCATAGAAAAGTTGCTGGCCAAATGCCTAATCCAGAAGACATACTTGCAGGTAAGGTAAAAGAGTTAGAAATTAAAGATATATCAGCTATGTATTCATTGGTAGTTTCAATGTGTTACGAACTTAAAGATAGACAGGATAAAGGTATAAAAGAAGTTGAATGGAATAAAAATCTTGATTGCTTCTTTGAATACATGATGAATAACTTTGAAACAGAAATAGTTGTTATGGGTGCTAGAACTGCACTTACTACATATGATTTGAAGTTTAGTCCTACCAAACTTAAGAGTTTTGATAAGTTTCATGATAAGTATGGAAAGTACATACTAAAGGCTAGCCAAGGATAACATGCGTACCTTTAAGGTAAGGAAGACAACAGTGCAATGGAATGCACATCCAAAATTTCTCTACTGTGTTGAGTTTGATAGAATCAGTTATCAACAAGCAGTAGAGGATTTTGCTGTGGCTGTTGCCTGGTGTTGGGATACCTGGGAGAAATCAATAGATTTACAGAGTTGGGTAAGATTACAAAAACGAGAAATATCTAATAGGTATTGGTGTTGGGATAATCAAACCAATGTTCACAGTAATAGAATATACCTGGCATCAACCAAAGAAGTTGATGTCTTTTTATTAAAATGGAAATGACACTCGATGTAGAAAATGTTGGTCCAGATAATCAACTTATGATTATTAGGCTTGATAAACCATTGGATACTACTGACAAAATATTCAATTGGAATGATCGCATGGATATAATAGCCAATGATCTTGAAGATATTCCGTGTGTTGAACGGATAAGTTATGACAAATGGAAATGGTCTAGTAGCCACGAGCTTAATAGGTATCTCACATATTACTTAATGCGATTTGAAGGTAGCGATGCTATTGATGTTGACACCTGGGATCTGGATCAGTCGGGATGAAGATAAAAATACCAAATAAATTTAAATTTGTAGACACCGTGCTACACGAGGTTGCACAACCTTTTGACTTCACAAAACCAGAAAAGAATATTTACCTAGCAGAAAGAATGTTAAAGTTTATGAAAAAGTCTAATGGCATTGGGCTTGCGGCTCCGCAACTTGGTATTGGATGTAGACTATTTGTAATGCAAACTAAATTTGGTGTAGGCGATGTAGCTTCGTTCTGTTTTAATCCAGAAATCATTAATCACGGTGAAACAACTGCTAAAATTGATGAAGGTTGTTTAAGTTTTCCTGGAGAAAGTTTTTCAATTAGACGACCTGCTTACATCGAAGCTATCTATTATAATCATAAAGGTGAACAAATAACAACAAGGCTATGGGGACTTCCGTCTATTGTGTTCCAACATGAACTAGATCACTTAAACGGAATAGTAATGCAAGATAGGTTTAAGGAGCAAAATGAAGCTGACTAAAACATTAGCAGGGTGTATTATATCTGGGACGGCTGTTGGGAACACTCTGATAACACTGTAACCTTAGTTGAGGCTGTTTGTCAGAATACTGAGCTACCAAATATTTGCTGGAAACCTGCACCATATCTGGGCAAGGATACTAAACGCCAAAGTGATTACTTAAATCTAACAGCTATACACAAAAAACATGCTCATCCAATTACAACTAAGCTATTTGAAGACTTCCATATGGTGCTGACTGACGCTACTGCCGAATATATGCCACGGTATGGAATTAGAGAAGACTGCTTTAATAATTCTCAATATCAATTGTTGCGTTATCAAGAAGGTGGTGAATATCCTAATCATTATGATGGCCCTACAATAACAGGAAGACACATAAGTGCTATACTTTACATTAATGATAACTATGAAGGTGGCGAACTAATTTTTCCTTTACACAATGTCTGGATTAAACCCAAAGCAGGAACGTTAGTTATGTTTCCTAGTGCATGGGCATACCAACATCAGGCAAAACCGGTAACTAAAGGTACCAAGTATGCTATTGTTACTTGGTTACATGATAGACCTGATGGATAAGTCAGTTAAGATATATTGGAGAAAAGGTGATACTATCCAACATTGGAACGAACAAATGGCCTGGGTAACTGAAGAATTTGGTTTACCAGGTGATCGTTGGCATGCAGATGTTACCACAAATCATATGACAATATTTTTCAAGCATGACTGTGACTGCGTGTTTGCTAGACTAAAATTAGGTTGACATTTAAATCAAAAAGTCATATAATACGTGTATGACTACAACAACTACAACACAAAACAAAGACAAAGAATTAGCAGATACATTTGCACAAATTTTAGGTCCTACAGACCGTGCAGTAGATCTTGAAGCACGTGAGCGTTTAATTACTGCTCGTATTGGTCTACTTCTTAAACAACCTTTCTTTGGTAACCTAGCAACAAGAATGAAGCTAGTAAATGCAGACGAGTGGTGTCAAACAGCGGCTACAGATGGTAGAAACTTTTACTATAATTCACGTTTTATTATGATGTTGTCAGGCGAAAAAGAATGCGAATTCTTGTTTGGTCATGAAGTTCTTCATTGTGTGTATGAACATATTGGTCGTCGTGTTGACAATGATCACCAGGCCCAATTAGCAAATATTGCCGCTGACTATTGTGTTAATGGTGATCTAGTAAAACATAAGATAGGAGAAATGATTACCACCGTTCCTTGTTTGCATGATACAAAATACTACGGTTGGAACTATGAAAGAGTGTACGATGACCTTTATGAAAATGCAGACAAAGTTGATATTCAGGAATTAATTGATCAACTGTTAGATGAACATTTAGAAAATGAAGAGTCAACTACTTCTGAAAGCCCTGAGGGAGAAGATGGTAAAGAAGATAAGAAAAAAAGTAGTGCTCGTCCTAAACTAACAAAACAAGAGCTACAAGAAATTAAAGACGAATTAAAAGAAGCATTGGTAACTGCGTCCAAGTCAGCAGGTGCAGGTAATCTTCCTAGTGGTGTTAAAAGAATAATAGAAGACATTACAGAACCTCAAATGGATTGGGCAGACCTTCTTAGACAACATCTAGAAAGTACTCAAAAAAGTGATTATACTTTTGCTCGTCCTAGTCGTAGAGGGTGGCACTTAGATGCTATACTTCCAGGAACGAACCACGAAGAAATGATTGATATTGCTATTGCTTTTGATGCATCTGGGTCAATGTCAGACAAAATGTTAGGTGATTTCAAAGGTGAGGTTAAAGGTATTACTGAGGAATTTAACAATTACAGAATACATATGTTCTCATTTGACACAGAAGTTCATAACCCACAAGACTTTACAAGTGACAATTTAGACAATATACTAGAGTATGACATAGAAGGTGGAGGTGGTACTGAGTTTGATTGTATGTTCAACTATCTTAAAGAGAATGACATTTCACCAAAAAGATTAGTGGTATTTACAGACGGTTATCCCTGGGGAACTTGGGGAGACGCTAACTATTGCGAAACTGTATGGATCATACACAGCAATAACCACTCTAATACACCGTATGGCCAGGGAGCACACAACGAACCAGAGAAGTAAAAAATTTACCCCTACCCAGCGTAGACCGTTAAATATCAATAGAAACTATTCGAATAGTAGAAATACATGGCTAAGGCCAA